GGAATAGATTGGATCAATCCCGTCTACATTCTTGTAGGCGTCATTCCCCCTATTCACACGGATTGATGTAACACCTGTCAGAATGTACCCACCAATGATAACGAAATTCTGTGAAGGATCATATACGGTAGAGGACATATTATAAACTCCTCACTATTCGTACAAGATTGCGGCTTCCTTCGTATGCCGTTTGCAACAATGAAATAACAGCTACGGCTTCTGTAATGCCTGATAAATCTTCAGCATTACCACCAATGATACACTCAACATCATTGCACATAAACACCCATTCTCTTGTAGCCAGTGACTGCCCAAACTCCAATTCAGGTAGTTGTTCAATCCAGACATCCTTGGCGAAGAACATGGTTGTTCCACTGTTGTCCTTGATAATCAGAGGAAGGTATTGCAACTCTTTAATGTCTGCACTAAACAATAGTTTTTGAACACCATTAAGTAGGTCATTACTTTCACTGGATTGAGCCAAGAAGATGCTCACTTGCCATTTGCTGTACTTCTGCTTGGTAACAGAAACACTCCCGTCCATTGCTCTTTTGCTTGTGTAGATTGGGTCAATTCGATTAATCCTGACAACATTGTCAGAACTAAACCCCTCAATCGGAACACCAGCAAATGTAATGCTAATATCACTAGGGGAATATGTATACACTCTTTCCTTCTCCTTAGATTAGGGTGGGGAATCCTTTCCCCTTATTGTTATTCCCTAGAAACTACTTAGGCTTGCCATTCCGAAGGAACAACACCACCAAGCAATTGAATAGCAGCAACATCTTCAGGAGAGATGAGCGAGTTACCACCAATGATGTCATCCATCTGCGTGCAATGGAAAACCCAATCGCGGTTGTTAAGGCTATTCCCATATTGGCTGTTAGGCACAACACCGATATAGGCTTCCTGAGCAAATGCCACGGAACGACCAGAGCCATCCTTAACGGTGAGGGTGAACAAACCAGAGCTATTCTTATTAGCCTTGTCGTTCAGATACAGCATGGTGAGAATATCGTTGGATGCGCTGCCCTGACCAAGAGATACAGTGACCTTACCGGAAGTGTTGGCCTTGTAAACACGAGTGGCGATGTTATCCACACCAGTCACATGCTCATAGGTTTCACTGTCGCGCTCAACGTTAATGTGGCTGTCTTCAGCATAACCAGCAATAACGTGAATAAGACCAGTAGACTCTTGAGAAATTACAACATTAACGTCAGACGGAGAATACGTCGAAGTACGAGTAGATGCCATTTTCTTTATTCTCCTTATTAAGCAGTCACAGTGCCAGTGATGCCATCAACGTACATAATTGCACCAGCAAGGCGGGCAGTGAATGTAACGTCAGGCAGGACACGAGTGGCACGAACAGCAGGCGAAATGTTCAACACATTCGGAACACTGACAACAGGGGCAGGACTATCGGCCAAGCCGCCAACTTGAATACCTTCAGCCAGCACACGGCGAATCTCACCCTCAATAACAGCAGCACCTTTACTGGTGTAGCCAATCTTCTTACTGTTAATCTGCTGGAACCAAATACCTTCTTGAATACGTGCTTTCAGCCAGAAGCAGAAAATTATCACGTCAGCCCATTCAGAACTTGCCACCTTGCCACCAATAACAACATCGCGGCCACCAATGCTGGCTTCGTACGTAGAACCATTCTTGTTCTTGATGTAGTTGGCTTCAGAGCTAGACAGCGTGTCAGCGACAATGCCGGAGAGTGTTTTGTAGCACCAGTGATTAGAACCGGGTTGTTGCGGAGCAAAATAACCAACCCAAGCACATTCGATGAAATTAGTATCAGCAGCAGCATTCCAGATATAGAATGTGTTGTCATAATTCAGAGCCTTCACTTGGCTGAAAATATCAGACGTAGAAGATGTCTTAACCCCGCTTGCCTGACTGGAGAACACATACACCTTCTCAAGCGTTTCAACAGCAGCAGCAATGTCCAGAACATCCGCATCAACGTGAGATTCAGTAGACAACACAAACCAAGTGTCATTCAGGTTCTGAACAGCGGTGATGGTGTCAGCCCATTCTTCAACAGCAGCATCATTGGCAGACGACAGGTTGGCGCTAAGGGCTTTCAGTTCATATCCTGTACCAGACACGGTGGGTGCAATGGTAAGAGTGGTTGTACCGCCAGTAGTGATTGTTGTTACACCGGCAGAAACAATAGCAGCCTTCAGGCCAGTCACAATCTCAGCAGCGGTAGCAGAGCTGTCAGCCGTGAAGCTAATGGATTCCCCTTCCAGAGTGAACGTGTAAGTTGCGTCATTGACAACAGTAGGTGTAATCGTTACCAGCGGAACTTGGCGACGACCAACAACAATCTTGTCCAAACCTTGATCTTGAGCAAAGTATTTCTGAGCCGCTTTGTACACATTAGACGTACTGGCAAAGTCAGCAGCCACTTCAGTAACGCTGTTATATTCTTTTGCACGTTCTGAAAAGGCAGTGTGTGCAGCAATAAAGCAAGGGACTGCGAATGAAGCCCGCTGCACTGTAGCAGTTTCACGATTAATCGTGATGCTGATCAAATCATTAAGAACAGTCATGTTCTATCTCTCTCCTAAAAAGTTAATGTTACAGGCAACGTACCGTCTACATTATTGGCTTCAGTTAATGTCCCATTTATCTCCCCGTCATCAATCGAATCAAATGTGACAGTGAGGTGTTTGTCATAAGCCAGTGACAAATCAATAGTAGAAATGGAATAGATGTCTGTTTCTCTTTTTTGTTGTGAACGCCTATTGGGACTAACACGTAACACACTCAACCCGTTGTCAGCAAACAACTGTCTGTAGTAGACGCTCTGCATCTTCAAGCTAAAATCTTCAGCATAATTGGCTGCATTTGTATTACTGCCGCCAGACTGCTTATCCTTACCAACAAATACAAACCTTACCAGTGCTTCGTAAGGCTGGCACATTATTGTCTGTCTTGTATTGAAGTTCACATGAACACTTTCACTACTCATCCCAACAGGTGTTTCAGACACAATGAATATGCGGCAGTATGGGGCAGCAGGTTCAACACCGTTCTGTAAGTCAAGGTAGGCTGTGATACCTGATACAGTAGCTGTAAAAGCTGTGTAGATGCTGTCTTCTGTTGTGGTGAATACATTACTTGTCACTTTAGACATTATGCTTTCTCCTTACGAACAGCTAATGCCATATAATGATCTAGTACACCAAGATTGTAGAAATTAATCTCCCTAACTTCGTACACATCACCATTCCAAGTAACTTCATCCCCTTTCAGCAATCCACTACCTTCTTGGCTTGTCCTTACAGATTGTGCTATTCCGTTAGTCAGGATGACAATACTATATTTACTTCTATCCCCTTCTGGAAGAAGTTTAGTCATCTTACCTTGGATGTTCGGTTGGATGTTACAAGCAACAGTGAAGGTTGTAGCAGAGCCGTCAAGCCACCTACCATTAACGTAGCTTCCAGCCCGCCTAGTAAATGTGTATGTACTTTTCCCTACGGATAGAAACAAAGGAATTGTCATTTAATATCCACCTCCTTCTTTCGTTGTCCATAAGCATCCCGGTTTACAATCTTGGCTTCAATGCTGTCATACATCAAATCTGTTTCGTGCAACACTCTTGTTTCTGGTGCTTTCATTAGCAAAGTTCTTTCGGTATTGAGCGGGAAGTTTCCAGAATCAATACTATCTTTCACAGTCTGAACTAGCTCTTTACCTATACCGAGCATTTCCTTTTCAACCTTCCCAAGAAAAGATAGTTGAAAGATTCTTGGTGCTTCACGCTTTATTAGAGTCTTAGCCTGTGCAAGAGACTGTGTGAAGAATGGTCTGGCTGGTGTGTCCTGTCCCCATGTAGAATGTGGGGTTTCGTTCATCCAAGCAACATCTGCTACGGTGAGATTCTTGTGTCTACTGCTTTCAGGATAGCGGATACTTTCGTCAATAAACCCGTATTCAATCTCTTTCTGATTCAAGTCCTGCAAGCGTTTCCACAAAGCATCCAGCCCCTTCCACTCCGTCTTTACTTCATATCCTAACTTTGTGCTTTTAGGCATGATTAGAAACCACTAGATGTGCCAGCTTCCACCCAGATTTCTTTATTGAAATAATCAGGTGTTCCACTGTCTGTTGTCACACCGCGATAAATCTTTGGCGATAGCGTATCGTTATCATCGTTGTTCGCTTGCATATCACTACGACTAATGCCACCAGCATACGGTGTAAACTCAACATCATAGATTGCCGGATTTGCCAGAGCGAGTTTAAGTGCTTGCATGTAGTTATTAAATGTATCAGCACCATAGACCTCACACATGTAAGCACGTTCACGACGCATCTTGGCAAGAGAGAAAAGAATGACTGGCATCAGTTCTCTTGCTGTACGTTTCTCATTCCCGTTGTTCTTATCGAGGTAGTATTCATACGTAGCATCGTCAAGGAAAACCAATGTTGTATCAATGTCCCCGACCGAGATTCTGACACGATCAATGGCACTTGTAGCTGGACTGCCTGTATAGGCCATGCCAATTCTCCTTTGTTTTGATATTCTATTGTTCAAATACACTTGTTGAAATATACTTGAACAATAGCCCCCGAAGGGGCTAAAGCTATTCAACCCATGATTAGGTCGAAGAGTACAGACGCACGATTACGGCCGGTTTGCGGGCCACGGCAAGCAGGTTCATTTCCGAGCGGATGATGACAGAACCATCAATCGGGTCACGGTGAGTGAACAGATAGCTTTCTTGACCAATTGTGTTTACATGGGACATAGTTCCAGCGGGCGAAGCGTACACACCGAAAGCATCCATCGTGCCACGAGGCACCAGACGAGCTTCGTTAGCAGTCATAAACGCAGTGCCACCGAAATCAGTACCACGATATTCGATGAAGCGCACACCACCATATTCAAACACACGAGTACCCATCGGCAACGAAGAGTCCAGACGCTGACGCAGCGGCTCTTGCGTAGACGAGTAGTAGGTGTAGGCAGCTTGCACCTTGGCGTGCTTAATCAGGTTGCTGAAGAATCCCGGCGAACAGAAAGCGTCAAAGCCGGTAGACACTTCACCACCTGCTTGCAGGTTGTCGATGATGTGGGCAATACCTTCTTCCACTTTACCCATGATGTCCGTGGTGGCAGTACCAAACACGAAATCAATTTCCTTCCGGGTGATACCAAACTCGGTGTAGAAGTTGGTAGAGATGGTGCCATTCGGGGAATAGACAGTACCATCAGCCAGCAGTTGAGCAAACGCCTTTTCCTTCAGTTGCATGTGCGACATGCGGATACGCTCAATCTTACGAGCCAGAGCCAGAGCTTCTTGTTCCGGCTGGTCATTCGTGCCATAGGCAGAACGAGATTGAATGTCTTCCGGCTTCAGCACATCGTCAAGCGGGAAGTGAGGAACGTTGAAGGAATACAGCTTACGCACATAGTCCTTGGAAACGTTGTTACGTTCACCACGAATCCGGTCAACCATGACAGCGCCAGATTTGGTGATTTGTTCCATACTAACTACCGGGGTGGTGACACCTTCGGTAGCCGGGAAAATACCTGATTGAGTGATAATACCCCACTGATTAGGAATCAGGTTGATTTCAGGGGTGCGGTCAATGATCTGAAAAGCGTCGGTGTACGACCTTACAATAGCCATTCTCTAGTTCTCCTTGTTATTAGATTTGAGCTTCAGCAATAATGCCGACAGCAGCCATTTGAGCGTACAGAGCAGCCTTTTCGGCGGCAGTGTCGATAGACGCACCAAGCGTCAAACCTTCCTTGGCAACCAGAGCCGGGCCACGCTCCAGAATCAGAACAGTGGTGTCAGTGGTGGCAGCAACAGAGGTGTCAATGCCCAGACCGTTAGAAGCACCGATGTAAACACCAGCGAAAGCGGCAGAGCCATCCGAAGCAGTGTTTTCCAGAATCTTGTACTTTTCAGTACCAGTCACGGTGATAGTGAAGGTGTCACCAACGATAAAGTCGGTAGAGCCGTCAGCAAGCGTGAACGCCAGACCATTACCAACATAGGCAGAAGCCACGTTGCCAGTACCGATGACAGCGCCATTGGAGTTCAGCAGTTCAAAAGCACCGGCGTTGCTGGAAGCGACAGTGATACGCAGAACGTATTGACCAATCTTTGCATGAGCAGAGACGGTGATGCTACCCATAGTGCCGTTACCAGTGTTACCTGCACCAGCGACAGCAGCAGCAGAGCCACTCACCAGCGTCTTGCCCAGAACAGTGCCGGGGGTGTAGGTTTTAGCACCAGACTCATATGCAGTTACAGCCTTACGGCAAAAACCCATTTCGCGTTCAAATTCATACTTCAGTACATCACCCAACCGCTTAGTTTCAGTAGCTACAAGAGCGACCATATTAATTCTCCTTGTGTGTTATTGTAATTACTGCTTCTTAGCAGCATATTTGGCCTTCAGAATGGCCGCAGTCTTGTCTTCTTCCACCGGGTCAGCACTGCTACCAGCGAATCCATTTTCGCCAAAAGCCTTCTCTTCATCAACAGCCTTAGTTTGA